TGATGTTGTTGAAGCTAACGGATGTGCTCTTGCAGCCGCAATGGCAACAGGTAATGGAAAGCTCGTTACATTTATACAGTCAAGCATGGAAGATGCCACTGAACGTGACGCCGCAATGACAGCGTCAGCAATTATGGCACAAAACAATGTATGGTATCCCTATGTTGAAATGGCCGGCGATGATGCCCTAAGTGGCTTGCCTGCTCAGTTACGCATGAATGCCATTGCGTCACACGGTGGCACAACCAAGGAACGCTTTGAAAGTTATAGTTTGGCCGCAAGCATTGTGGGCAAGTGTCACTTCTGTGTGCGAGCACATTACGATGGATTAAAGAAGATGGGCTACTCAGTAGAACAGCTTCGTGACATTGGTCGTATTGCCGCAGTGATCAATTCGGTGGCCAAGGTGCTGAATTCGTAACGCAACTGTAATATTTAGAAAGTAAATAACTCAACCGGACACAAAGATAGAGTGTCTCTGGAGCTCGTAACCAGAACTAAAGGACTTAGGTCCTTTTTTCTTTGTCACAATTCTTTGGTTGACTTTTGATATATACTATGTTACAGTAGTATTACAAAAAGGAGTCATTATGAAAATTAAAAAATTAATTTTGAAATTAAACCGCGCCGAGATTGAACATAACATGGACAAGGCTAAAAAGTTTTGGTTCAAGCTGTTGAAGAAAAGTCTCAAGCACAAGCACACCGAGGCAGTCAAGTAATAAAACTGTAACACTTTTTTCTCTGGCATTGCAGTAAATAAGCGTATGCCAGAGAAAACTTACCGTAGTATCTTTATTTCAGATGTACATCTCGGCACTAGAGACTGCAAGGCCGAAGCCCTCAACAACTTTCTCAAGCATAACACCTGCGAAACACTCTACCTTGTGGGCGACATAATTGACGCCTGGAAGATACAACAAAACAAATGGCGTTGGAAGCAAAGCCATACCAATGTTGTGCGTAGAATACTAGGACATGCCAAGCGCGGTACCAGAGTAATTTACGTAGCCGGTAATCACGACGAATTTCTTCGGCCACTTATTCCTTACGGTATGGGCTTTGGTGCAGTAGAAATCGTAAATCAAACAGAACACATTGGCGTAAATGGCAAACATTACTTGGTTACACATGGTGATTTATTTGACGGTATTACTAGGCTTGCTCCTTGGTTGGCATTTCTGGGCGACAAGTTATATGATCTAGTGTTAGATTGGAACAGTAGATTTAATTGGGTGCGTCACAAGCTAGGATTTGGTTATTGGTCATTGAGCAAGTATCTAAAACACAAAGTTAAGAAAGCCAGTGACTTTATGTTTCAATTTGAAAAGAATCTAGCAGCCTACTGTAAGAAACGAGGATTTGATGGAGTTATTTGCGGACACATACATCACGCAGAGATTAAACAGATAGATGGTGTCGCCTACATGAATGACGGTGACTGGGTAGAAAGTTGCACAGCACTGGTAGAACATCATAATGGTCAATGGGAAATAATTACATGGACACGAGAGCATGACAAAGACAATACTTATAGTAACTGACAACTTACCGGAGCAGATCAATGGCGTGGTTACGACCTACAAAAATATTGAGGCTTGTGCGCTTCTGGACAACTATCGTGTTGTATATCTTGATCCCGGGCGGTTCCGCTATGTTGATTGCCCTGGCTACAACGAAGTCAAGATTACCCTTGCCAGGAAACGCACGGTGGGCAAGATACTTGAGGAGATCAGTCCGGATCATATCCATATCGCCACAGAAGGTCCTCTTGGTCTGTGTGCTAGACAATATCTTGACCAACACGGTTATCGCTACAATACTGCTTATCATACTAAGTTTCCAGAAGGAATTAGAAAACTGTTTGGTATTCCTGAAGCCCTTACTTGGCCTTTGATACGTTGGTTTCACAAGCACAGTGGTAAAGTGTTGACCACCACTGACACAATGGTTAAGGAGTTACAAGATCATGGATTTGATGGCGAAATAGTCTCTTGGACACGTGGAGTCGATCGAGACATATTCCATCCTGCACACAGAGTAGAAACAACAAGCCGATATATATTGTGCGTGAGTCGTGTCAGCAAAGAAAAGAATTTAGAACGATTTTTTGAACTAGACTATCCAGGTTATTTAAAAATTATGGTAGGCGATGGACCTATGCTAGAAACATACCAAAAACAATATCCTGACGTGCATTTTACTGGATACAAAACTGGGGTTGATTTAGCACAGTATTATGCCAACGCCGAAGTGTTTGTGTTTCCTAGTGAGTGGGAAACATTTGGCATTGTAATGATCGAAGCCATGGCCTGCGGAACTCCTGTGGCTGCTTATCCGGTTCAAGGACCGCTGGATGTTGTGGACGAAGGCGTAACAGGTTGTTTGAACGTGGACTTAAAACAGGCAGTCACGGATTGTTTGTTTTTGAATAGACAACAGGTCTGGGAAGGTAGTCGTCGTTGGTCATGGGAGCGTGCCTGGGCGATATTCCGTGACAATTTAGTTACTAGAAATTAGTTGATCCACAAATTCTAACAACAGTCGATGATGTCTACGCTCATGCCAATGCGGTCGCATCCAGCTATAACCATCATACCAAAACTGTTCGCTTTCGGGGTGACATCCTATTAGCCCAATGCGATTTTGCACAATGGCCATTGGGTCACCATTGGTGTAAGTAGCTACCGTTTTAAATTTGCTGGGGTCACCAACCAAGGCACAACCATCATACCAGAACATTGACATGGGCTGACCTTGCCAGGTTATTGCGATGTTTTTGGCATGAGGCCTCCTGGTATCAGCACCGGGGCGTTTTAAATATTGAACAGCATCTACACCGTCTAAAATATCAAAATAGTTTGATCCGGCCCAATAGGCACCCATACAGATTCCCAGATAGCAACCGCCATCTCGGATAAATTTTGTTATGCGTGATTGGTTAGGTGCCAGAATAGTTTGAAAACTGTCGCTGTCGCCTATTCCACCTGGAAAAGCCACTATGTCCACATCATCAAAGAAGTTGTCTTCTAGGCGATTCTTGCTGAATATTTTAAATCGATAATAGTCGCTTAAGGCTTGCATTATTCCGTTACTGGATTGAACTGAACACTTTGGGTCGCAAATGAATAATGCTATTGTGGGTTTCATGTCACGTATTTATAGCCCCAACTGTTGCCTAAAAACAACATCAGTTTCGGTTGACCAAAAATGCCCAATTTGCTATAATTTGGGTATGGAAGTTAAAAAGCAATCACGTAAAAGACGACAAGACAGCAATCATGCTGTCTACACTATTACCAACATGATCACTGGTGATTACTACATTGGTATTACCGTGTGTTCTGGTAGCATAAACCGTGCCCTAAAAGTGCGATTTCAGAAGCACGTTCGCCGGGCCCTGACTGAACAAAAAGTGTGGGCTTTATGCAACAGTATTCGCGAATTTGGCCCGGAGACGCATGTTGTTGATTTTGTTGAAAAAATTCGCGGTCGCAAGCCCGCACATGCCCGTGAGCGTGAGCTGATCAGGGCCTATACCCCGGCTTTAAACACTCACTAATTCGGTTGACCAAAAATAACCGATTTGCTATAATACTTGTATAGTAACTAAAAAGGAGCAGAAGATGTCAAAACTTACAGCATACACTTTAGAACTTTACAAAGCCGATCGTCGTGTTAAACAAGGTCGTCGTTTGGTTGAGAAATGTGACTTTGAGCCTGTTACTCATGATTACATCCAAACAGTAGTCGAGGACAAAATTAAACAAGGATTCTTGGTCCTAGTGCATGAAACCTTTGTGACCAAAACAAACCTGATGGGCGGCAAAGATTTCACTGAGCGTTACGACACTCCGTACTATTGCTCACCTGCTAGCGAATCCTACTGGAGCATGTAATATGAAAACAATTCAAGAAGTTAATCAAGCCATCATGTTTGGCACTTGGACCAACACAGAACTGTCTAGCATGATTGATGCAGTTAAGTGGGCTCGCACCCAATTGACCAAGGATGTCAAGAATTCAATCAAACCTGGCCAAATGGTCAAG